GGAGCGTCGCCGCCTCTACCACCCTGAAGGTGTTTGCCCGTGGTACCACCACCGGCACCAGCACTTCTGGCGGTTGGTACATCTCCAACGATGACGCCAATGCCGGTCGTAGCGGTTACTTCGTTGTGGAAGTTTGCTACGTGCAGCCTGACGAAGCTCCTGGCTACGAAGACATTGATGGCTACCTCCTGGGCCGCACTGTTAGCTGATTGAGTTAAACTAGGACCAGTGAATTACTGGTCCTATGACAACCCTTCCGGCAATGCTTTATCAACATAAAAAAACAGGTGCCCGAGTTAAGGTTGTAAGCGAATGGGATAACGGCGATTGGTTCATGGTCGAAGACCAGGACGGTCGCCTCTTCACCGTTTACAAAAATGAAATTCAGCCTGATGAAGAAGCTACCAAGAAGGTGAAAACCCTTCAGGTAAAAGATAAAGCAGCACAGGAAGAACCTCGTACTTTTCCCCCTGATCACCGTTTAAATATCAATGGCGCTACCGCCCAAATGATCGCTGATCATATTAAGGGTATCGGATTGAAAACAGCCAGAGAGATTAAAGATCTTCAGATGTCCTTATCGGGTGAAAGGTTCAACAATCTCGAACAGTTAAGGCAGATTAAACGTGTTGATTGGGATTCCGTAATGGCAGCTGATTTAATCAGGGTCTAATACTCATCTCCTTCTAATTACCCCTGGGAGACCGGGGGTTTTTTAGTCTTACAATTAAAAATAAAAAGATATGGCGTATACAACCAAGCGCTCTGGTTTTACTGGTCCCAGCGCCAAAATTGGTGGCTCAACAGACTATCACCAAGATTTAAAACTCTTGGAGTCATTGCCAATTGCTGAGCGCGTCAAGATGATAGACGCTATCGCTCTGCAGAACCAAGCGATTGGTCGAGAGATTGAATTCTCCAATCCCGCCGTCTCAGGTAAACGCTGGAACTTAACTGCTGATCTTTCTGACAAAATTGATCTCCTTAACCGAGCAGCGGGCGCTCACTCTCATAGCAGACATTCCGGTTGGCAATCTTTTGATTACTACACACCATTCAAAGGTAAAAGCCGTTTTGACAAAGGTGCTGTAGAGGATGCTTCCATTTACCTGCCTGTTGCACCTGGCGGTAAAGTACGTCGTGGTTCTGGCGGTGGTTATGGGTATTACTCAGAAGCCCTTGATCCGCAAGGGCGTGTAATTGCCCGCGTCGGCCATGGCAACATTGACCGACCAGAAGCAGATACGGAGGTTTTAGTTCCAGCAGCGGCAACAACTACTCCTGGTACTACAACCACTCAGGAAGCTGCAGTTGATAAGGATGACTTCCTTGCTGGTTACCTAAAAGATATGCTGAAACAAAATTTAATTTCAGGTATTCTTTCTCCTCAATCATCAGGCAGCTCATTAGATTTAATTTCCGAAATGATGCAATATGCACCGAAGAGTCCCCTGGTGAATCCTTTGATGGGCCAGTAAATAAAGGACATCTATAATTAAAAACATACGGAAATAAGCGGTGCAGTTATCCGACTTTGATAAAAGTAGGGTCCGGTATCATCTGGGCTACTTCACGGTTTCCGTGCCAGCGGGCGACTATGCTCGTCTGGAAGAAGCGATGAATACGATCCCTGATTCGTACTTCTACGACAAGATCGCTATTCAGATTGGTCGTTGTGATACGGCCGAAAAGAAAACCGAAGTAGCAACTGCGCCTTCCACCAGGTTGGAGAGCATCGCTGGTGACGTTGACCGTACAATTCGGTCGAGTAACGCCAAAGAAGCACTCAAGGTTTGGGACGAGATTTATCTCTACGAAACCAACCGTTTAGCCGGCATCCTTTACGTTCCCAACTACAAGGATCCGTTCCAAGCCAGATACCGTTACGAACGTTCTGGTGCTGAATTCATCCAGGCACTCCCTGGACCCGCCGACACAGCTGTTGGTTCTCGTCTTTATTTACATGAGGTTTGGAGGTAATTATGCTTCAATTTGCTGGTCCCGCTTTACAAGGCGCTTCAATGATTGGGCGCTTTGGTATTCCACTTCTTCAACAGGCAGGTATTGGACTTGGAATGTATGGTATCGGTGCTGGTTACAGTGCTTTAACCAACAAACCACAAGCTAAACCGCAGCTCACAGGTAGGCAAAAATTAGGACAAGCCTGGGGCACTATTCCCGAGAGTCTTAATTCTCCACAAGGTGGTGGTTTTGGTTATTCAAGGGGAAATAATGTGCGAGCCACTCAGCCCAGTTATCAAGACGCACAAGGCAATACGTATGATGCGGTGAGTGGACGCCTTCTTTACGGTGCTAAACCACGCACAGGCTCTGGCTCCACTGGCGGAGGTTCCCTTGGAGGTGGATCTTCCGCTGCGGAGCGTGCGTTCCAAGCTGAAAAGTCTCGTGTAGCTCAGTTAACCGCACAGGATCCTGAGCTTCAGCGTTATGAAAACGCACGTAAGGCTGCCAAGACTCAAGAAGAAATGAATGCCGCTCGTGACATCGGCATGCAGGTCTGGCAAGAAAAGTACGGCAAAACTCCAATGGCGCAACCTGGTGGTGCTGTTGGATCTTTTAATCCATTGATGGATCGTACTTTTGGTTATCAGACGGGTTCTGCCCCAGGGCAGCAGATTGGTGAGCCAACACTTGGCCCATCTCCTTTGGTGCCTCAAATCGATCAGTCCCTGAATCCTGCCAGCCCTAATTACATTGGTGGCGAAGGTGCTCCTCTGATGGACTTTACTCGTGAGGAAGTTACTCCTGAAGTGATTGCTGCTTATCAAAAGCAGTTACTTCAACAGGCATCTGCAGGTTTGAAATGATAATCTTGGCATTGCTTTGCATGTAAGACCAACCAACTGGACACGAATCTTTGATTCATGGGGGCCAGTGTTGTTGCTTTAAAACCATGATTCTCTGTCCTAACTTTGTTAAACGCCTGACCACAAAACTCAGTCTTGTTGTTGCACTGCAAGCTGTCTTTACTCCTGGTCTCCGCGCAGAGTCAAATTGGGTAAGAGAATAACGAAACAATAGCCATGGCTACTCCACGCGTTGGTATCCTTCCTTCGGCAGATCGACAAGCAATCTTTGATGCTGCAAGGAAATTAAAACTGAATCCATATGAGTTTGGCGCATTCCTTTCATTGGAAGCTGGTGCCAACATGGATCCTAATATCCAAGGTGGGGCAGGCGGCAGACACTACGGCTTAATCCAATTTGGTCCTAGTGAACAACAAAAATACTTAGATCCTGCCAAGAAAGGTCAGTACACACGCGCCGAACAAATTCCTGCTGTTCTTCGTTACTTTGAAGACAGGGGCTACAAGCCTGGGATGGGTATCGAACGTGCGTATGCAACCGTACTTGGTGGTAACCCAAACGTATCTTTGAACGCTAAGGATTCTTTTGGTACTTCCGTAGCTGGTGCAGCAAGTCGTTTTAGGCCTGGTGGTGATCTATACAAGAATGCACAACGTGTTCTTGGTGATGATCCAGGGTTTACTTCTGTCGCTGCCCAGCCAGTGAAACCTGCGCAGCCAACACAGCCACAGCAGAAACAACTTGCCGGCCAAGATCCTTTGTTACTTGAATTAGCAAGCAAAATTTTTGGTCCTATTCTTGCTCCTAAACAACAAACATCGCCACTCTCTGGTCTGATGAAGATGTTTGGGGCAATAGGACAATAGACTATAATTACTATTAAATAGGAAGTAGCACAGTGTCGTCGACAGCCACTAACAAACAGCCATTACTGGTTGATCGTCCGTTATTTGATTCGGTTCGAGTAACGACTCAGACTGTTGGCACTCCTGCCACTTTGTTTGTGCAAGGTGGTCAAGCGCCATCTATTTTGGTGGACATGGATGCGGCCCTGGAGCTGGACAACAATAATGGTGGTGTGATTGATTCCATCACCATTGTCCGTAATGATTACTATCGTGATGCGGATTATGTTGTATCTAGCGGCACTTCTGGGACTGTTGTTTCTATTAGTAGCGGTCAAGTCGTACTGATTCAAGATACCGGTGTTGTTACAACTCCTGCTTCTAATGGATTTGGTTATTACACTTACACCGGAACCACTACTCTGACTGGCGTTAATACCAGGCTTTTGTATTCTGGCGGTACTTCGAGCGGGTTTGCATACAACGGTGTGAACTATGGTTATCAGCCAGAAGTTACCTTTGTGTTTTATCAAACGCGTGGCACCACCACTCCAATTCCAGCATCGGGTGATTACAAGGTCTTATTCGCTAAACAGGTTCCTGCCAACACCCAACGTGTTGACTGCACGGACGTGATGCCTGAAATGGCCGTTCCCAGTGTCTCAGCTGGTAATACGACTGGTCTTGGTAACGGTGCTCCCCTCCGTAACCGGGGTGTCTACCTGGAGCGGGGAGACCGAATTTATGTTGGCGTCTTTGCTGATGGCCCCAACACTTCTGGTTACATTCCAGGTGCTCACGTCTACGCACAAGGCGGCTTCTTCTGATCATGGCCAAAAAGGGTGGGGGCTCTTTTGGTAATTTCAACCAAACGCCATTACCTACTCCAGCGGGTGTCCAACCAATCACAACTGAATTCTCCAAAGGTTCAGTTCCTGATTCAATTTACAGTGCAAACCGTGAATCGGCTTGGTCTCGCTGGCGTCGTGGCTTTGAGCTAGCCACTGCCACCTTCTTTGACAACGGTTATAACTATCCATTTCAATATCAAATTCCTGTGCCATCTGGCACACCAAGTTCTGTTGCGAATCCTGCTCCCATTATCTCTGGAACCTTTGTAGGGTTTCCAACCAAGAACAAAGAGATGGGTATGCACTGGGCAGGTTGGCGTTATGCCGGCTCTATGCGCAGTGATCGTTTGGTGGACCCTAGTACCAGCCAGCGTTTGTTTATTGAATCCATTACAGAAGACGCAACGAACTGGTACGTTAAACTAGCCGGAAACTGGAGTGCTAGCAATCCGCTTCCCCCTCCTTTTTACGTTGCTATTCCAGGTGTGCCAGGGGGCCTTAGACCGTTAAACAGCGAAACCCTGGAGGATAGGGTCATTACTGTTGGTGGTGACATCATCGACCGTGACACAATTGATCCAACAACGCAAAAACGATACGGCTACGTACAAGCAGTTTTAACTGACACCAATCCATTTACTGGTGTATTAACAGTTCGAAAAGCAGGCTCTGTGCAAACTACGCCTGACAAAGAGTTTTTCACGCCATCTCCAGTTCCTTTTACAGTTGGACGCTATTTAATCACTGGCGCCAGATTCTGTTGTTCTTGTCAGGATTTTACGCACCGTGACTACGCTTTTATGCGTGATATTAATAAGCCACTTAAGAAACGTTATCCAAGAAGCAATGTTGCGTCCGTCAAGCCTGGTCGTTTTGAAGTCACTAAACTTAACGGAGTTCTTGACAACAGTGCGATGACAAGTGCTAAGGTCAACCGCACGATGGAAGTATACGCTCCAGATGGGTTTCAATTACCTGCCACTGTTGCGGATACAGTTGTTGACAACCAAGCAACAAGAGATAGGCCAGGACTCTTTAGAGATTTTGGGGCAACATTTGTAAGGAGTACAGGGGACCCTGCCATCCCTGGATCAGCCGCAGAAGGTATGCCAAAATATACGGACTATGACACGGCACAAGGCGTTGTTACTGCATTGAATGACAACTGGGAGCCGTTACTTGATGAAATGCGTTACTGCAAACATATCTACGCTTTGAAGTTTGCTGATAAAACGTTTCCTCCTGAACCCTCTGATTTTCCTGTACAGGCGGGAAGCATGGCTGCCTGGGAGCAAAAACTTGTGGATCAAACAGAGAGCGAACAACAAGATGCAAGAGCAGCAAACTTGAACCGGTTTTCGTTATCCCAGATGGATGTGCCGCCGTACAACTGTCAGTCGGCAATGATGATGCCGATGATGCAAAAACTGTTTAACGTACCAACCGACTTTGTTTTGATGCAAGGATTCACAATGTTTGATAAGGACGGAAAACCTTATAAACCTTAAAGATTAAGGTATACTTATATTAAGTCTCACCAGACTTATTAAGGAATCCTTTACCCCTTGCGAGCTGGTCCCACTGTTTTGTATGGTGCGGTTACTTAGCTCATACGATTCATGACTCACCAACCGCCCCTGGATCAGCGGATCGTGGATGAGTATTTCCGCCTTGCATCCAGCAGAAAAACAAAAGACATCGCTTGGCTTTATGGCATGGTTGCCACTTATGGTCTAAAGCCAGAAGATCTACGTGATTTTGATTGGGGGCCAGATTATTCCATATCTGTCTCCATCAAAAAACGCCTTGTACGCCCACTACATCCACAGTGGGTTTTGTTGTTTGGTCTCAAAGAAAAGCAGCCCCGCAACGTGCAGGACTGCTGGGTCACCCTCTCGTCATCTCTCTATGAAGCAATGGCGTTCCAAGACGTTCAGTTAAACATCACGGATCTAATCCTTGCTCATAGGCTCCGTAAAAACCATTACCGCCAGCTTAAGCAGCGGCAGCCATCCCTTGCTTTTGCAGGTGCTTCCTGACTGCTGATACGTTCCAACGATAGTTGTCGCGTGACATGCAGCCAGGGAAGGCAGCAAAGTGAGGCCCCAGCTTCAGAGTGCCATCATCGCGGTACTTAAAGAGAGTCTTGCGATCAAGCCCTAGAAGCTCTTCTGCTTTTTGAACGGACACCCATCCGTTAGCGGTGGTCATGGCGTGGAGAAACGCTTGCCTTAATACAGTATCCGATGTCAAGTGGGTGTCAACGCCCTTAAGAAAATTTTTATGTCTTTGCTGCCGCAAGGAAATTGTGTAGGGAAACTAGAATAAATTAACGGCAATTAAATAGCATGTTTTGCAACGAGCACGAGCCCCTCGCCCTGCTAGTTGAATTAACACCAAAACTTGCGAAAAAGAAATTTAGACAAAGTATATACGAAGCATGGAATTATAAATGCGGTTATTGTGGAGACGATGCAACAAGCCTGGATCATATTGTTCCTCGCTTTAAGTCTGGATCTTCCAATCGCCATAACTTAATCCCTTGCTGCCGGCGTTGCAACGCTCACAAGGGGTCAGAAGAAATGAAGAGCTGGTTTCAAAAACAGACTTTCTTTTCCATTGAAACTCTTGGTAAGATTGAAGCCTGGGTCAAACAAGAATCAGTTTTTATTTTTGGTGAGTGCTAATGGGTGTTTACGAAGACTACGTTTATACATACTCAGATCTGGAAAATGCCTATGAGGCGACTGGAGTAAATGATTTTGCTGCGTATGTAAAAAATAACCCAGATCTTTTAGAAGCGTATCAAAATACTGGCACCAGAAATTTTCGTCAATATGTTAATTCTTATGCAGACCTTTTAAGCGCCTTTCAAAAATCAGGTTCAAACAACAAAGAGGAATGGGGACGAAACCATTGGCAGAAGCATGGGCAACAAGAAGGCCGTACTGTACCTAGAGATACCCCTACTCAAGCCATAGAAAATTGGGGGAAAGATCACTGGCAAAACCACGGACAAAAAGAAGGGCGTGAATTGCCACGTTCTTATTCTCAAACAGCAGAAGAATGGGGTAGAAATCACTGGGATAACAATGGTAAAAAAGAAGATCGTATTCTTGGCGGAGCAAAGCTTGGTATAGATGCAAACGGAAAAGTATATTTAAAAGACCAGAGCGGTATAGGAGAAAAAGCCCTTACATACTATGAAGGGCTTGTTAACTCTGTAAATGCGAGTAAAGAGGGATCTTATAAACCTTTAATGGAGGGAATGAGAAGAGCTGTTGGTGATATTAAATTCAATGATCTTTTAAATAACAGTGGTGTCGATATTATTTCAGCAAGCTACCAGAAAAAAATAAGCCCCTGGGACGCAAGCACGGGAGCACAACCGCCTACTGGTGGTTTTGATTCTGATTACTATTATTCATCAACTCCTGGTGGATCAAGCGCCGAAACCCAGTGGGATGCAGCGCAAGAATCTGTCAATATAGGAACAGCGGATAAGCCTTATTATCTTCCTGATTTAGATATTACCGGTCGTTACAGTTTTGATACTTATCTTCACTGGCATTACACAACACAAGGCAAGCCCGCTGGTTATCGAGGGAATGAGGCAAAACTTGCAGAATTACCTGAGAACTATGAAGAGGAGATGACCGATGCTGAGTACCAGCAGTATCGAGATAAAGTTCTTGGGATCGAAGGCGACACTATTCTTGGTAAAACAGTAGGAATTGAGCTTGCGGCAAAAGATAAACAAGCTCAGCAACAGTTTGGCTCTTTGACTAGTGATTCACTTAAGAAGGCAGCCGACGAACTTATCAAAGCAAAAGCACGAGAAAGAGATCTTGAATTCTATAAAGGACTAGAAGGTTTTAATGAGGTCATGACCATCAATGAAACCATCACCAACTCTTTGCTTGGTGATAGTGGCATTGGTGGCGTTCTTGGTTTTGTAACTAATCCAGAGAAAGCAAAAGAAAGCCTGGAAGAAAGCCTTTCTAAAGCAACAGGAATTCCAACTTTTAACGGAGTTTCTTATAACTGGCAAAAGTGGTTTGACGAACAACTTGCTGGCAACTACGAAAAAGGAATTACGGTTCAAGACCCAACGGATCCAAACAAAACTTATACGCTTACTGCAGATTTTGCAAAGCGTTACATCGATGATTATTTAAAACCTCGTTTTGATAACTCCAAGTCAATGAGTGAATTTATTAGTACGATTCAATTGCAGCAGCAAGATAAAAATATTTTTGACGTACAGAAATCTCTTACAAAACTAAAAGACGTTGCTGCTCTTAGAGCACAAGCTTATTTAAACAATGTCTACAGCACAGCACCTTTAAATTTTGACGCATCTTTTTACATGAATCCAACTGGCAACTTTACGGCAGATGACCCAAAGGTTGCAAGATATCAAGAGCAGGTAGATCAAGTTGCTAATGACTGGGAAACAGCAAAACGTAACGGTGAAACTAAAGCTCCAGGTACTGATTGGACCTGGAATCAATGGGCTTATCACTATGGATTAGATCCGAATGATAAAAATCAATTTGCAAAGTTACATTATCAAGTAGTTGGTGCTGCCAAAGGTTTTGATCCAGCGAAAGATATTATTACCCTTAAAGACGCAACCGATTACATCAATACAAAAATCATCCCAGAAATTGCTTCAAAAGATATTGATCTTGTAGATGTTAACTTCTTGCAATTTGTAACGCCAGAAGAATTTGCAGACAGTGTTATTGAAGGCGTAAGCCCAGAGACAAATAAAGCTGAATGGGACAAAATGCTTGGAACACTTGGCATTGCAGGCCAAGGAATGGGCGTTGATGAAGTCAAGCAGTATATTGCTGATCAGTTTAGAACTAACAATGCAGTCAACGTACGAGAAGCTATTAAGTATCTAAATGAAAAAGGGGTTACGCCTACACAGAAAAAAGTAGGCGTGGATTACATCCAACGTCCTGAGGATGCAAAATCAACAACATCTCCTTACGCCACTAGTCTTTATAAGACATTTAAAAATGCGGGTTACCAAGGAAGCGAAGAAGACTTCTACGGCAAATTTATGACTGATGTGAGTAAAGAAGAAATGCAATTGATGGAACAAGGTGCATCGCAGAAAGGTCTTCAACTTGGTGGTGCATATGCAGGTCTTACCAGTGATGATCCTTTCACTGCCCTTGGTTCCGTAAGCAGTCTTTTTGGTTCCGCAGAATCGGGGACTAAAACAGACCAAGAAAAATCCAGTTATTTTAAACTATTAGATGACGAAGAAAAAGAAACTTATAAATCCAAGTCCGGTGAACGGATCCTTGGTGAGTTCACTTCACTCTTTAAAGGGTTCACTTGATGTCTGATAAACACCGTAAGGCTGCAGGTGCAGCCAAAATTGCGAAGGACAAGATGGCTTGCAACAAGCCACAGAAGACCCCTGGACATCCAACCAAGAGCCACGTGGTCAAGGCTTGCGAGGGTGGAGAAGAGAAGATCATTCGCTTCGGCCAGCAAGGCGTGGAAGGCGCTGGTAAGAACCCAACGACAGCTAAGGACAAGGCCCGTAAGCGTTCGTACTACGCCCGGCATAACGCCCAGGATCCAAACCCTGACAAAATGTCGGCAAGATATTGGTCACATAAGGTGAAGTGGTAATGGAGTTAGCAGGTAAACACATGCTGACAATGGAAGGTCTACCCTTGGACCAATCGTTGCAACCCGCATTTTTTATGGAGCCGGGATATACGCCTGAGTACTTTCCTGATCAACAAAAGATGCAGCAATTGGCGTTAAGCACAGACAATCCTCGCTTGCAGCGTGCGCTACTAGACTTTCAATATCCCTTCAGAACTCAAGACTTAATGCAATCAAATTATTCAGATGACATTAAAAAAGTTGTCTTACAGGCGGTATCTCGCTAAACTGCGTGGGCTGATTCCTTACCAGCATGGCAAAACCCAAATCAACCACAGTCCGTCTTGAGTCCAAACCGAAGCGCACGAGGCAAGGCCAGGGGCGTAATTCTTTACCTAGTCATGGCCGCAAACTTCGTCGCGGTCAAGGTAAATAATTTGTGTATGATTGGAGGTAATAATAGTTACCTCCATGTCGGATCTTTCGCGTGCGATTAACCTTATTCGTAAACACGAAGGGTTTAACGAGAAGGCGTACCCAGATCCGGTTACAGGAGAAGAGCCCTACACCATCGGGTTTGGAACTCAGTTCTATCCCGATGGTTCTCCTGTTAAACGTGGTCAGTGCTGCAGTAAAGAAAAAGCACTGGAGTATTTATTCCACGAAGCTTCTATCATCGACACCCAACTGATTAAGCTGAACCTGGGGCTTGATAACAGTATGCGTCAAGCCCTTATCTCTTTTGTACACTCCATTGGATGGGAGCCCTTCCTTTACAGCAACGTGATCGATTGCATTGAACGGGAAGACTTCTGTGAAGCCACCAAGGAGATGGGGCAGTGGATCTTTGATCAAAACCATTCCGTTGTCGGCACTCTTGTTGATCGCCGCCGGGAAGAAATTGCTCTGTTCCTTGCTGAAGTGGACGCCAATCCCTGGTCCTCCACAGAGATCTTGCTTGCTGCCTTTCGTAACTACACGGCTGCTCCCCACCAGGTCAGAGCCATCCGGTCCCTGGAAGAACACATCAATCCGTATGTACTATCCAAGTTTGCCAATGACTTTGACATCGACGAGGACCCATGGTGTACCTTTGCCTCAGAAGAGCTAGATCTCCTGTTTAACAGCTAGCATTAGAATAATTGCTAGGAATTAATGCAGAGTGGCATGGAGCGTTCGGTAGAACCACGGGAGTTTGAACTGCCTTTGGAGCTGCAATTTGCAATGCGCAAAGCCGAGCTTCAGGCCCAAGAGATGACATGGGAAGAACTGTATTCCGCCTTGCTTAATCTCTACCACCAACGCTTGATGGAATGGCACGCCATCAAAGACATCATGGCAGATGAAAACATCGATATTGATGTGGACTGGCCCACGGATTTAGAGCTGGCAGAACTCGCCGCCGCTTGTGTTTACAGCGACGACGAGGACGATGAGGAAGACGATCTTCAGCCGTTCTGAATGTCGTCAAGCTGCACTAAACGGTCCAGATACCACTGGGCCTTTTTTAATGAAGTGAGTCCGCCCTTCAGGCGTTCACGCCACAAGTATTTAGCGATATTACCTTTGAGGTAACCACGGTATTCCTCTGTGGTCAACTGAGCCTCGATAGCTTCGATACATTCGATAGAGCCATCGATGTAGTGCGACGGATGATTGACTTCATCCTTCTTGATTGCAGGAGGACCGTCAAATGTAAAGACGGGATTTTCTAAAGGTTTGATGGCCCAGGGAACAGGACAGACACCTCCTGGGCAATCACTCACTTCAATTACCGGCTCAAACCAAGTCTTTTCGCTGACAGCATCCGTTCCTTCTCGTCCGGCTCTTCCAGTTCCAAAACTAAAGACCGGGGTTTCGGTGAGGCCCCCATTGCCAGCCCCTCCTCCATTGATGGAATCAAGCCCGTCACTCCGGGACGCTTCATCCCATATAAGGGTACATCATTTTCGTCGTTATCGAGAGGTTGTCCGAAATCTTCTTCATCAAGACACCGACACATAACCTCGTCTTGAACAAACGCATCAAGGAAAGCAGCTGCGTGGTTCATTGTATTTAATCATTGATTCAGTCCTTTTACAATGATACTATGGCAAGATTCTATAACCCACGAGAAGGCGAAGAAGGGCGTCCAGTTACTACTGGGTATGACCCACGTCCTGACGCTGGTACATCAGGTGCTGAGGTCTCAGACTTAAGGCCTGAACAAGCGTACGATACAGACCTGCGTCGTCTACCAGAAGATGAACGCTTCCAAGCTGAGTCGTTAAACGATGAACAAGGACGCGTTGCCAAGTTCATGCGAGCAGCAAAGTCCGCTGGTGCATACAAGCTTCGTGCTGGCATTGATGAGCCAACAATCCGTGGCAGGACGCCCAGGGTTCCGGCTTCCATTCAAGGAGTAGCACTTCCCACAACAGGTGATTCAGGCGGAAGGAAAGGCGCTGTTGGATACGCTGATAAGCCCAAACCAAATTCTGGCCGGGCTTACAACTATCTTGATGCCTTTTCTTGATCAGACTTGAGAAAAGACAACACGATCTGGTTGATCTTGGTACTTACCCTTGCGATCTTGGTAAGTCACATGGCATGGATTACCTCGGTAGAAGAGAAGTTGTGTGATTCCTTCATTGGCGTAAATCCTATTGAAGAGACCAGTGCAATTACTGATCTCCAGTGTTAGGTAACCTTCCCAACCACTTTCTGCCGGTGTGATGTTTACCAAGATGCCTGAGCGTGCGTAGGTGGATTTACCAACAGCAACGACGGTCACATCACGAGGAAGCTTGAGACGTTCCTGGGCCACACCAAGACAATATCCGTAGGGAGGTAGCAGGAAGTACTGACCGCGTTCGTCTTCCAGAAGTTCGGAAGGCTTCAGGATTTCAGGATCAAAGTTCTTTGGATCACAATCACCTTCTGAAATACGACCAAAGATAAGGCACTGCTCAGGGGAAAGACGAATGTCGTACCCATAGGAGCTAAGACCGTAACTGAGAAGCTTGCGACCTCCTTCTTTGTTGACCAGATGATCAACAAAAGGAGCAATCATCCCTTCTTCTTCTGCAAGCTGCTTGATTTCCCAGTCGGCCAGAACGCTCATGGTCCTTGTCATTCGATTTTTAGTATACAGAAATCACGAGAGAATATGCCCGCGTTCCGAGTAAACGTCAATAAAACGTTCGACTGCCACATCAGACGAGTCCGTGGGAGGAAGATAGACAACCATGGAAGTGCACGTTCTGTGTTGTTTAATTCCTTGACTGTTATGGCGCAACAAGCTAGGCGCTACCCGCAAGATACATAAAGGAAAACTAAAGATCTTGGGCTCGTACCGGATCATGTCCGGACAGTTGGTAAAGTAGATAGCTTGCTTGATTTCTTTTGCAAGCCAAGACCGGTATAGCTTGCGGAACCAAACTGCGTGAGAAGAAGTGAGTGACGGAGATGATGCACGTGTCATCTTCCATCGCTCATGCTTGATGTCCCAGAAGTATGCACCCGCTGGCGGAAACAAATAGACATTTCCGTACCACTGCTGTGCATTCAACCCATCATCTGATGGTGTGAAAAAAGCAGGAGCCTGAACATATTCATTGGCAACCTTGCTGCTGGCAACATCTAACTCGATGCCGCCCATCACTTCATTTGCAGCAACAATTAAATCCGAATTGGTGATTAATTCGGAGTCTTCTGAACGCGCTTTAACACCACGGACCCCAGCTTCTTTCATTTCTTAGACGCTTTGTTGTAATCGATTTCGCAGTAGCGGATGCCATCTTTATCGTTGATGACATAACCAGCTTTTTCTGTTGGATCAATTTTTTGTGCAGCCGAGAGAATACGGCGAAAAGTTTCTGCCATGTCACCATCGTTACTCCGTTCACAATCTTCTTGGGCCGAATGAATTTCCTTGAGGGTCCAGAAGAACATAGAACGTTCCTTGTTTTCTGGCTGGAAGACCATTACCCCAGGTCCTTCCACTTCCCACATCTTGCAATACTGTTCCCCCATATCACCGAGGATTAGCTTGATGGTGGCATCCAGCATCCGTGCTTTGGTCTGGTCTAACTCTGGACCAATAACAGAGGCAATTAACTTTTCACGCCTGCTTACCATTTTCAATCAATCCTTGACGATGTAGGGATTCTAGAAGCTTTTCGGTGGGTTGATACAAGACAACAAGCTTTCCAAGGACGCCACGTTTTTTAACCAGCTTGCCGTTGTCGTCACGAACTTTGTCAAATTCACCAGAGCGAATCAGGTACTCAGCAACGCAACGTAGTCTTCTCTTGAGGGGAAGCTCGGCCTGAGGAAACTTACCGCAGATTGTATCGGGTTCCAGATTTTGGAAAGCAAGACGCAATCTGTTGGCAAGAGTCATGCCAGAATTGGCATCCTCTTCTTCGTAGTTTTTTAAGTTTTCAAGGTATCGCTGTAAGCATCCGTCATCAAACGATCCTTCGGGTGGGATGAACATTTCAAC